TCAAGGCCGTAGAACCCGCCACCGTAGCCAGTGTTTACCGCAGCATTTAGGGTTCCAGCGACCAGATCGTTGGGTGTGATGTCAACCACGGTGCCAGACGCTAGGACAGATTTTAGAGCGTTATGAAAGCCAGCCGCGTACCGACGATCTCCGCTAAGGTCTTGCCACGCCAAGGCCGCCCTTGGTGCGGTCGATCCTACAGTGTCGCGCAAACGCCATCCACCAACTGGACGCATGGTTCCGTCGATCCAACGGACCAGATTGGCGTCATACCAGCGGTTACTGGCCTGATACTCGGTGCCGTTGCGATAGACGCCCGGCGGTATCTGGAGCGGAATTAACGGCATAGGGTTCTCCTGTGCGCCAGATCATACATCACCAGATGAGTTTAGCCAATGTCTTCGGGCCATTCACACAGCCAGAAGTCAAGCCAATGTTCAGGAGCATCTCGTTGCTCACAACTCAGCCCGCAATGTTTAGGTAATGGTCACGGTTTGCGTGAAACTTAGCCAGCCAATCTTTCTCAGTACCCTGACCGGGCCTTGTTGGCCATACTACGCGGTGTGGAAATCCAGACTGCTCCGTCATGCCCAAAAGTGAAAGGCGGTATGCCTCCCATTCGGCCCGCTCCTCTGCGGTCAATTCAGACCAAAGGATCGAAAAAACAGGATCAACCTCAGAGGCCAGCCTGTTTGCAAGCGCCCTGCGAACCATATCCGCAGCGGCAGCGTCTCGCTGCTCCTGAGTAAGGGGGGCGTTTGAGTTTTCGAGAGTTTCAGACATTGATTATCCTATCTTCTGGACGATGACCGACAGAGTTTGCTCAGTCGTGCCGTCAGTGGTGGACATAGCCAAAGCAGCCCCGCCAAGGTCAGCATAGTGTTGGACTTGAAAATTTTTAGTCCCGGTAATTTCAAAGTATCCATCAATCACGGTAGGTGTCGGGTGAGAGTCTGAATCGTTTCTAGAATAGGCGTCAGACCCGACAAGGGGGCTTGTTCCGTCTGTTGTGTTTGCAAGCCTGATAAAGTGGCGGTTGCAAAAATAGGCCATAGCAAAAGCCCTGAACAAATATTTACCCGCCGGGAGCGTAAACGTAGGGCTTGAGACACTTGCACCAGTGATCGTGTTTTTGACTGTCGTGCCAAGGGTTCTGGCCACGTAGGCACCACCAGACGAGGTGTCCACGGAAACTGACCTCAAGACCAGATACTGGTCCATCGCCTGAGCCGTGCGAAGCGGCGTCATCATCTTGGTGTTGTCGGTCCCCGCCTCAGCCTCGGCTTCAGACGCAATGGCCGGGGCAGTAGCTTGGGCATCAATGGCTTGAGCAACACGCAGCGGCGTCATCAGCGTGGCATTGTCCGTCCCAGCCTCTGCCACAGCCTGCGACGCCATCCCGGTAATGCCGTCGAGGACGTTCAGTTCCGCAGCCGTGGCCGTCACGCCATCAAGAATGTTCAACTCAGCCGCAGTGGCAGTCACCCCGTCAAGGATGTTCAACTCAGCCGCAGTAGCCGTTACGCCGTCAAGAATGTTCAGTTCGGCAGTCGTGGCCGTGACGCCGTCCAGCAAGTTCAACTCAGCGGCAGTCGATGTGACAGCCGTGCCGCCTACTTTCCACAGCCCAAGGCTCAGGTTCGGCTTGATGGCCGTCGTGCCGTCAAGGAGGTCATCAATGGCGTCAAGATCGGTGTTGATCTTGCCGCCCCAAGTGTCTTGAGACGCACCCGGCTCAGGCTTTACAAGGCCGAATGTGGTGGTTGTCGTGTCAGCCATTTCTCACCTCACGCTGCCCGCGTCCACGTCGCGCCAGACGACGATGCGGGTGTCCAAGTCTCGTTTTGTGCCGCCTGCGGGGTCCATCCCGCGCTGTCTGCTGTCTCTGGCGTCCAATTCTCGCCCGTGACTGACTGCGCTGTCCAAACCTCGGCCTGCGGCGTGTTGCCTTCCCACTTGCGGACGGCTCTCGCGGTGAAGATAGCATGAACAGCCGCTGTTGCGCTACCCAGCAAAATGCGCTTCCCAGACGCAACAGATGCGGATTGGACAGATACGCTCGCGCTGTCCTGATAAACAGCCTCGGCTCTGGACGTTGTCGCGCTGGTCGCGGATGCCGTGGCACTCGGCTGCTGAATGCGTTCAGAGGCCGCAGATGCCGCAGATGCTGCGGATGGCGCTGCACTTGGTTGCTGAATGCGCTGCGCGTCAGATGCGGCAGATGACGAAGCAGATGCTGTCGCCTCTGCGAACTTGATTATCCCGGCGCTGGCACTGGCGGCAGACGTGGCAGACAGGGCCGCGCTGACCAGCTTGGCGTCGCCCTCGGCGTAGCCCTCAACCCAGTATTCGGGCTGGACGTAATACGGAAACGACATGCCGCCCTCACCCGTGGTTAAGTTTTGCCGATTTTATCAGGTTTGAGGGGCGGCGTCACCTTCAGGCTCATTATAGCCAAGCTAAAACGCTGGCCCTCCAGTTCGCGTAGGTGATTTCAGTCCACGCAGTGCTTGTGGTCCCAGTTGTTTTATTCCGAATGTACAGCCAGTAAATGCCAAAATAGACGTTGGTCGCATCAGCGGAAATGTTGACGCCCATGCCGCTGTTGACGTCGTAGACCCCCGGCGAGTAGTAAACCACGTCGTTGACGGAGTAGTTGGCCTCCGCTGTAGCGCAGCGGAGGTTCATTTGGACCCTAGACGGAACAGCGCCGAGGCCGTGAGCGAAGGTGCCACGATATTCCCTCGACAACGTCACCTCAGATGAAACGTAGCCATTTAGTTTTCCGGCAAACGCTGTAGCCGTCACGGTGCCGTTGACGTGCAGAGCCGTTGACGGGGTCGTTGTCAGAATGCCAACTCGGGCGTCAGGAGTGACCCGCACGACCTCCGCGCCACCCTCACAGATGGCGACGGTATCAGCAGCCGGGAAAAAGATGCCCGTGTTGCTGTCTTCGCCCTGAAACGCAGGGGTTCCAGCGGAGCCGTTGTTCCCAGAGATGCCCGTGGTTCCGTCGATGACAACTGACATGGCTTAGACCTCCTCGGGGTAGGGATAACGGGCTTTGATCTCGGCAACCTTGGCGGTCCATTCTTCCACAGTGGCTTCCCCACGTTGGGCCATGAAGAAGATCGGGTCTGCCTCCTGCGAGTAGGCAAACTGACGATATGCTTGCAGGTCAGCCTTGGTGGGCGGAAGTTGCTCGACAGGCTCTGGCGCAGGTTCAGGGTCAATGACAACCCAAGCACCATCGGAGAACTGGGCGCGCTGACCCTCGCTCAGGTCTGGAGGCGCTTCCGTAACGCAGCCAGCGGGTATCAGCCAAGCACCTTCATCAAGGGGATCGGCGTCAGCGACAGCGGGGCAAACGTAGAAGCCGTTGTGGTCGGTTTGGTAGACTTGCATGGCGGACCTCAGAATTTGATGCAGGCGAGAAGGGCGATGTTTCTAGCGCGAGTTTCGCCGCTGGTCGTGCTGGATACACGGGCGTTAGGTGAGTTTGCGCTGTCGATGTTGTAGATCGTAGATGGGAATGGAGAACTTGCGCCGTTCCTATTCGGCCCAGCACCACCGTTCCCTTGGATCATGCCTGAGGCTGCGACAGAGCCACCGTATGCGTTGACGTTGGTTTCCAAAACACCCGTCAGCTTTTGCATCTGGTCAAGCTGTGCCGAGCCAAAAGCGCGACCAGTATCAACACCCCTGCCATCATCCCAGCCGCGCAAGAACTCACCACGAAGGTCGGGTAGGTTGAAGGTGGTTGACCCATCACCAGAGCCGAAGGTCGTGTTGATGGCGGCAAACAGGGTGGCGTATGTCGTGCGCGAGACGGCGGCACCGTTAGCTTTGAGCCAGCCCGTCGGGGCTGAGTTCATCGCAAAAGTAGCAACAACACCAGTAGGGACGCCTGTCAACGCAGCGCCATTGTTCGTCAACCCATTGGGAAAGTCAGGCGCGCCAGTTCCAGCGGCGTTTGTGATTGAGTTCGCGCGGACTTGGGACATTTTACACCTCAGAACTTGATGCAGGCGAGAAGGGCGATGTTGCGGGCGCGAGTTTCACCACTAGTTGTGCTGGA